ACATGGACATCGACGGCTACATCTGGGAGAAGCAGAAGATCGACAGAGACTTTGTCGAGACTGACTTTGAGGACTGCGTGTTCAAGAAGTTCATCGGACGCATTGGTGGTAACGATTATGACAGAGTTAGATCCATCGAGTCCACCGCTGGATACCTAATGCACAGCTACAAGCCACCATCCTATGCACCTGCAGTCATACTTAACGACGAGGTTATATCGGACAACCCGATGGGTGGTACTGGTAAGTCGCTGTATGTCAAGGCTATATCAATGCTTAAGAAGACTGTCGTTATAGATGGTAAGATGTTCTCGTTCCAGAAGACGTTTGGATACTCTAGGGTATCTGCCGACACTCAGATGCTGGTGTTCGATGACGTCAGCCGTAACTTTGACTTCGAGAAGCTGTTCTCAGTTATTACTGAGGGTATAACCCTTGAGAAGAAGAACAAGGACGAGATTCATATCCCGTTCGAGCGGTCACCTAAGATCGTCATCACCACTAACTACGCCATCAAGGGTGTTGGTAGTTCGCACGAGAGACGTAAGTGGGAGCTTGAGTTTGCTCAGCACTACACCAAGGGGTACACGCCAGAGAATGAGTTCGGTCACCAGTTCTTCTCAGGATGGGACGACAAGGAGTGGTACAAGTTCGACAACTACATGGTGAACAACTTACAGCTGTACCTATCGAAAGGGTTCATCAAGGCTGAGTACAAGAACCTTAAGGACAGACACTTCATATCGTCTACATCGATGGACTTCTTTGACTGGGCTAACGATAACTTCAACATGATGACCAAGTGCACGGCAGAGAACCTGGGGCAGAGTATCTACTCTGCGTTCATAACGGCTAACCCAGACTATGGGGCACGTGGCAGTCAGTCACTCAAGCAGAAGACGTTCTACAACTGGCTCGACCTTTATGGTGAGTACAGGTACAACTGCGCCCCAAAGCGTACACGTCAGGCTAACGGTGTGATGTTTAGATTCGACGCCAAGCTTCCAGAACAACAAACGTTTAACATATGAAGCAGCTACGAGACTATCAGGTAGACATAGCAACTAAGGGGCAAGGGATACTGGCAAGGGCTGGTATCCTATACCTCGCACTAGCTGTGAGAACTGGAAAAACTTCTACCTCATTAGAGGTGGCTAGACTGTACAAGGCAAAGAACGTTCTGTTCCTAACTAAGAAGAAGGCTATCGATGGAATACTTGACGACTACATACAGTTTGGGTACGACAAGTACTTTACCATCACGGTAACTAACGATGAGTCCATGCATAAGATTGTCGGTAAGTTCGACCTTGTTATACATGACGAACACCACCGATTTTCTGCCATCCCTAAGCCAGGCACTGCCACTAAGATGTTTAGAAAGATGTTCAGTCACCTTCCGATGGTGTTCCTATCGGGCACACCTTCACCTGAGACGTTCTCTCAGATGTACCACCAGTTCTGGGTATCCGACAGGTCGCCATGGATCAACTACTCTAACTTCTATAAGTGGGCGCACGAATACGTGAACATCACACAGAAGAGGATCGGATCCTTTATGCACAACGACTACACTGGCGGAATAGAGGCTAAGATAATGGGAGACATCTCCCACCTTATGCTGACGTACACACAAGAAGCCGCTGGATTTACCTCAGAGATTAAGGAGACGGTCCTATATGTAGACATGAAGCCTAGCACTATATCTATCATTGACAAGCTCATGAAGGACCTAGTGGTCGAGGGTAAGGACGAGGTGATACTTGCAGACACGGCAGCAAAGCTTATGCAGAAGATGCACCAGCTATGGAGTGGCACGTGCAAGTTCGAGAGTGGCAACAGCATGGTTATAGATACCTCCAAGGCTGAGTTTATTAAGAAGCACTTCGCTGGAAGTAAGCTGGCCATGATGTATATATTCAAGGAGGAGTTAAACCTAATAAGTCAGGTCTTTGGTGCGGATAACATTACTAACGACCTAGACGAGTTTAACTCGACAGACAAACACTTCGTCGGCCAGGTGGTAAGCTCAAGGGAGGGAATATCCTTAAAGGCTGCCGACTACCTGGTGATGTATAACATACAGCACAGCGCCGTGTCTTACTTCCAGGCAAAGGACCGCCTCACTACGATCGATCGACCTAACAACGAGGTGTTCTGGATATTCTCCAACGGCGGAATTGAGGAGAAGATCTACAAGGTGGTGAAGGCAAAGAAGAGGTACACAACTAATATTTTTAAGAAAGACTACAGCTTATGATGAATGACCCTAACGTAAGGATGCTGATAGATGTAATGGACTTACAGTCTCCCAGCGAGTACAACTTTGTCATCACGAACTACGGAATTGTAGACGGCATGATTGTGATAAAAAAAATAAAAGTATTGGATATTGAAAATAATTTTATTAGATTTGCTGATCTAACAAAGGTGCTACCTAGTCTTAGCAAGTACCGAGTAATATTTGAGGAGAATGCTAGAGTCAAAGATTCAGACAAAACTAATTAAAGACCTAGAGTCGAGAGGCTACTACGTGATAAAATTATCGGTAACCAATAAGCCTGGAATACCAGACCTCATCGCTATACCTCCAGGGTGTAGCGTTGAGTTCTATGAGGTAAAGCAGTTAGGCAAGAAGCCTAGGCCGTTGCAAAGATATAGAGCAAAAGAGATAGTCGGTGGGTCATTCGGAAGGGTGTTCACTCACGACGGAACTACAGCAGAGGTATAACATGTTAGCTAAAACTAACGCAAATGTCTAAAAATGGATAATATAATGTCTAAAATTACAGCGGTTGAATATTTAGTAGAACAAATTAGAAATAACAAATTCATAGGAGCATCAGAACAAATAGAAGTAATTTATGCAGCCAAACAAATGGAGAAGCGACAGATAATTGATTCTTTTAATAAAGGATTTATAACCGACCAATGGGATAAAAGCAAAGAAAATAAAGCAGAACAATATTATAACGAAACCTTTAAATCAGAATAAGATGACAGCAGTAAAATGGTTATTAGAAAATCTTATATCTGAACCCTATTCAGAAACAGACTTTGAACATAATGAAAAATGTTGGGACAAGGCAGCAGAAATGCAGAAGCAACAGATTATTGATGCTTTACATTATTTTGGTATTGAAAATGCAGAACAATACTATAACGAAACATTTAAAAACAAATAAGATATGACAGCAGTAGAATGTTTAAAACAAGATATAGACCTTGAATTAAAACACGGAACTAAAATGGTTGTTAATTGGGATATGTATTTACAAATGGAAAAGCAACAGATTTTAGATTGTTGTATTACAACTACTCAAGATGTTTGGATTTCAGCTATGGGTGCATTTGGTCAAGAAATTAATTTTTGTGATGAAGATTTAGAAGAACAAAAACAAGAAGCAGAACAATATTACAAAGAAACATTTAAACAAAAAGAACAATGAAAGAAATAACTAAATCAGTAATTAAGCTGTCGGATATTCCACAGCATTTACAACAAAATGAAATCCTACAAGGATACAAGGCGCATACATATGCAGAGTTTCACATTGATGACTCAGAACAAGATGAGTTAACCTTGTGGCTACTTAGTCAGTATCCTACATTAAAACGGAAGATAAGTTTTTTAATTCACATTGATAAATCAGAGTTATGAATTCAGCAGTAGAATGGTTAATAGATGAATCTATGAAATTAGTTGTACAATACATGCAAGGCACATTGAATGAAGATACATTAGATGGTGTTATTTATGAAATTGGAACAAAAGCCAAAGAAATGGAGAAGCAACAGATTATAAAAGCAGTCTATGATTCAATGGGAACAAACTTTGATCCTAATATGGGTAGAGCAGAATTGTATTATAATGAAACTTATAAACCAGAATAACATGACAGCAGTAGAAACACTACTAGATTGGCTTAAAAATAATCATTACTATATTGGCAATGATTTACTAGAGAAAGTTGAAGAGCTTAAGGAAATGGAGAAGGAAATAATACGTACAGCATATCTTGATGGTATGGATGGTGAATATAATACATCAGAACAGTACTACAACGAAACCTTTAAATCAGAATAAGATGACAGCAGTAGAAACACTATTAGACTGGCTCGGTAAGAATCATTACTACATTGGTAATGACTTATTAGAAAAAGTTGAAGAGCTTAGGAAAGTAGAGAAGCAGAAGTTTGAGAAATTAAAAGATTTCGATACATGGAAGGAATGGAAAAATAAAACAGAATAATATGGCAGATATAACAATGTGTACGGGCAAGGACTGCCCATTTAAGGAGACGTGCTACAGATTCACAGCACCTAAAAGTCTAGTATGGCAGAGCTACTTTATGGAACCTCCAGTTGTAAAGGGTGAAGAAATAAGCTGTGATTACTACTGGGAAAATGAAACAAAATGTGTTACACAAAATGTATAATTTATGAATAAAACAGAGAAAGTAATGTATATCGGAAATGGCTTCGGTACGTTGATATGTGGTACATGGTACAACCTTATTAAGGAATACGATAACGACTACCTAGTATTCGATGAGTACGGAAATGAGGCTGCTATTCCAAAGAAAGACTTTGCGGATAGAATAAGTGAAGAGGCAAAGCAGAGAGCTAAAAACTATATGATGCTGAAGGATGGGTACAAGCAGAAGCAGGAGTACGATCCTCACTACGACAACTCAAACGGCAGCTTGTATATTATAGGTAACAAGCTAGGGCTTAATTCATGGGAACAAGATATTTTTAAACGCGTGGTGCGTTGCCGTAAGAAGGGCCAGTTCAAGGAGGACCTAGAGAAGACCATAAGAGTAATTGAACTTTATTTAAAAGAGTATGAGTGCTAAAGAGAAGGCAATTAAATTAATAGAAAGATTTGAAAATTTGCAAAGTAATAAAATGCACGATTACTCAAATATAGAATATCCAACAGCAAGGGTATGTGCACTAGTTGTAGTTAAGCATATACTTAAAGAATTAGATTCAGAAGCATGGATCCAGAGGGCCTACTGGCTAGAAGTACAAACAGAAATAGAAGAGAATTTATGAAACCAACAACAGCACAGAAATTTATAGCACTAGCAACAATCCTACCTACACTGGTAGACTGGGTTGTAGAATTAAAGGATATTAACGTATTCAGACATACTATCGCACAGGACTTCAGCAAGGCCATAGAGTCAGCTAAGATTGCCGACAGAAAGTTGTTCGAACGTACTGGCATGGTTACCCCTAAGTTTAACGAGGATGGGGAGGTAATGTTAAATAAGAAGGGCCTTCCTATTATGGAGCCTATATCTGACCAGGAGTACAAGGAACGATCTAGCGCAATGGCTGACCAGCAGGCGGCCGTTAGCTCAGCGTTCATGCAGTGGGTATCTAAGGCTGTAGTAGATCCGACCGACAAATGAACGCGCTCTATATAGGGACCATCGTTATAACAGCCAAGAGGAACAGCAAGGACATACGGACGATCTCACGGGAGAACTGTCCAATGGTCCTTGACGAGAACTTCAGGATACCTGAGGAGTCGCTCATGTACACCATCACAAGTATAGTTACCAAGCCAATCGCTCCAGGCGCAAAGCCTTACATCGAGTACAAGAAGGTAAACGAGTACACGTACACGTACGTTATTACGTACTACAAGTTCAGTAGTAACGTATATTCTAAAAAATAAATACCCACTTATCGAATAATTTGTTTTATTTTTACGTAAAAAAAAAATAATGGCAGATATAACTAGATACGTCAACTCTACGATGGATGAAGTTCATGAGCTATGTAGCGAACTTTATGAGGCTATGATTGATATGGACAAGGATGGGGTTAAGTCAAGTATAATTAATTTAAAGAAGGTCCTAACGGATATAATGAGAACCTATGAAACTAACGCAACAACAGAAGGATAGAGCTTCAGACCTCTACCACAGTGGAATGACTAACAAGTCTGAGGTCTTTAAGGTCTTGGTAAAGGAGTTCGGCCTAGAGGTAAGTGACAGCACAAGGAAGAACGTAAGCAACTACATCAAGACGTCCAAGAACTCAGCCATAATTGATGAGTGTGAAAGAGTTGGGATCGACATAGACACCGTCGATCGGTTCTGGCACAAGGGCAAGCAGTTCTCTATACTGTCGGTTGACAAGAGTAAGCAGTTCAGTTACGACGACTTTAAGGACGACCTTATCGCTGAGATATCTAAATGGTCACCTGAGTACAAGAAGATCATTAGAGAGGACGTAAATGACCCACACTGCCTTGTATTTGATCCAGCAGACATCCACATAGGCAAGCTGTGCAGCTCGTTTGAGACTGGCGAGGAGTACAACCAACAGATCGCAGTTAAGAGAGTCATGGAGGGCCTATCTGGAATTATAAACAAGACTAACGGATTTAATATTGACAAGATAATATTTGTAGCAGGAAATGATATACTTCACACTGATAATCCTAGAAGACAGACTACATCTGGAACACCTCAAGATACTGATGGAATGTGGTACGATAACTTTATTACAGCAAAGCGTCTTCTAGTTGATATAATAGAGACACTAGTCACCATTGCAGACGTTGAGGTTGTCTACAACCCATCTAACCACGACTACATGTCTGGGTTTATGCTGTTGGACTCTATCCAGAGCTGGTTCAAGAATTCTGAGAATATTACATTTAAGAACGACATGAGTCATCGAAAGTATTCTATCTACGGAGAAAACCTAATAGGCACGACGCACATGGATGGGGCCAAGGTTACAGACCTTGCACTGCTCATGGCAAACGAGTCTGGTGCATGGTGGCACGAGTGCAAGCACAGGTACATATACGGACACCACGTGCACCACAAGTCGTCTAAGGACTACATGTCTGTGTGTATTGAGACACTTCGTTCCCCCTCAGGTACCGACAGTTGGCACCACCGTAAAGGATATCAGCACTCTCCAAAGGCGATTGAGGCATTCCTACATCACCCTGTTAATGGGCAAGTTGCACGTATAACACATATATTTTGATCACCGTAGAGGAGATGTGCGCTGTAGTTGAGGCGTACATCTACGAGAAGAAGGGCAGGCATGTAAAGATCGAGCTTAGATACCACCCGTTCTTTATACAGCGAGACCTAGACATGCTTCACCACTGCTATAACATAATCACAATAAAATGAGAGTACTAAAGATGTGTGATCCGCTGCACATAGTTCGCAGGATCTATTACCTATTTAAACCCCTAGCAAAGTGCTAGGGGTTTTTTGTTGTTAGTATCTTGCTCCAGCTCTACCACTGC